GTCCCGAGTTTCGTTCTCGTCTGCCCTAAGGCAGAACAGCCCCACACCACGAAGCTGGTTTTCCAACTTCGTGGGGGCCGTTAAATCGACTCACCCTACTATCTGAGCCGTCTCAGTATCGAACCACTCAACCTCCAAATTGGCCGTATTGGCGCGAATCGGAGACGTGGACCCTAGCTGAAAGCGAGGCAACAGAAGCCTGATGCTATTGTCGAAGTTTGTGGTCGTGTTTGTGCCGCTCACCGTAATAGTGAGCGTAATAGTGTACTGGTGCGCCCTGTAAAGGACTGGTGATCCCGCATATGCCGCTCCTGCGGCGAAAGTCACTATATCTCCGTACCTACCAAAGTGAGGCACGGAATAATTGGGAATGATCTGGTCGATGGAATAAGTCAACCCGGTGCCACCTATCGTGGCCACAGCATTATACTGTGGCCCGACGGCAGTTGAGGGAATGGCCATTGACGCATCGGTCAAATTGTTGGTGTGGAAAGTACCGTACATGGTGACTCGGTACCTCCCTGGTCTGTAGAAATCAAGATTCCATTCCGTGCGCGCCGTTAAGCGCACACAGCCGTTAACGTTAGTTATCGGATCATACCACAACCCCGTATCCCCAGTTTTGGGGTTTTCAGGGTCGTTGGGATAATAATAGACATCATTGAATCCAGTGGCACTAGTGTAAAGTTTAGTCATAGTTGACTTAACAACACGTGATGTGGACTGAACAGCGGTCGTTCCGTTGGGATTGGAAACAACCACTTGTCCAGTCACAGTGGGTGTGATGGGTGTGGGAATAGTTGCGGCTCCAATGACAGGCTTCATCAGCTCAATGTCATAAGAAATCCACAACTCTCCCATGGTGGTGTTGGCGGCTCCTGGGAGACCAGATGTCGCAATCTGCAATTTACCATAATGGTAAAAGCGAGGGTCACTGATCGCTCCCGGGAGCTCGGTGTTGGGATCTGAAATATACAACGTTTGTAAACCAGACACCTTGGGGTCGCACTCAATAGCATGGATGAGAGAAGTAGAAGGGTTGCAAGAAACTGCAAACTCCGAATTCTCCATCTGTACCTTGGTGCTGAAAGCCTGGTCGTTGACGTTGTAATTTGTCGCTATAATGACGGTCCCGAGGGGACCGCCTGAAGCCGAATAGTTTGAACTCATGGTTTTGTACGTAATGACCATACCATGAATTTTGTACTGAGTGTAGAGCAAAGCCATCTTGTTCAACCACGGAAATAAAACCGGGTTCGCAGGATTGATTAACTCCACAATGTTGTTGTTGAAATCGTCGGGCGAGGTTGGAACCTTCAAATCACCGACGAACTCACGGTGGCACACCCGAACAGAATGATCTGTTCGAGCAAACTGAGGTACCATATCCACAGAAGTAGACACGGTAGACAACGAATTAGAGCGGACCTGGTAGTCACCGTAACCGGTGATCGCTGACAGGCCCCCTCCCAAACGCTTTCCAAAGGCAGCGCCCATTGCGCCGCCCATGAAGTTCCCGACTGCACCGCCTCCCTTAGAGAAGGCACCCTTAGGTATCTTCTTAAGAAGGCCGTCCATCTTTGTTGTGAGGTTGTTGAGGGTGGTTTTGTAGTCTCCCTTTCCCTTAATAATCCTCCTTGTTGGGGCCGCTTTTGGCCGGCCCTTACCTTTCTTGTTGTGTTTAGTCATCCGCGGCGATGGGTCCGCGGGACGGCATCGTAGCTCCTAGGCCCAATGTTTGCTCCGCCAGCCCCGGGGAAACAGACTTGTCATCACAAATGATGACAGCCCATTCGACCAGGTACTGGAAGATCCTGTTCCTAAGTTGGTGATCCTCCATGTCTTTGAGGTCGGACCTATAATTAGCCAAAGTGCCCAAGAGTTTCAATCTCGGCATCGGCTTCTTGTAAATAGTCTCGACCAGCATCCTTTTCCATGATTCCAAATAACAACCCCAACTCCCATCGTCTCTACGATAAAATCTGTGCGAACAAAACAAAAAGGTGTTGGGATCCATCACATCAATCTCACGGATTAACAACCCGTGGGCCCCATACATCTGTACGAGGGCGTCCGCTCCGAAATCGCGGATGATGGAATTAATTTCGCCAGCGTCATCTCCGTTGGCCACTGCCTCGTAAGCGAGACAAGCAATAGCTGCGGAAATTCTGGCGATGGTATTAGCAGGGGACGTCATATAACATCCACTTCTCTGCACTTTCTGACTGAAGAAGGATAGAATGTACCCATCCGCCGTCATATACAATATAGAACACGCCGACCTAGCCCACCATGAGGCCAACCTCAAGAAAATCTCAAGATTACCGCCATTAATGTTGCTAGACGTATGTCTCGCGACAAAAACCGTCATCTTGGCACACAAAATATTAAAGCACGCCTCCCAACCACCAACATCCGTTGCAACCATAGGCAAATTCCATCTTTTCTGCAAAATGGACATCCTCTCGGCTAAACCGACGCATGTGTTTTCACCCTTAGTGGTTGGAGCGTCAGCGTTAAAGCCAACGCCCAGCCCAGAGGGTGTGTTTGGGAAATTATCCTTCAGACTATTGACAAAAGACATAAAAATCATCTTGGTAATTATCTGATCAATGAGTGAAACACCCGCGATGTTACGGCAATCACTCTTATTAACGCGCTGGGCCTGGTCTTTTGGGAAGACGCGAGCGAAGCTACGCAAAGATGTGCCGCCTACGTCGAGGTGCCACGCTAGAGGGAATTTGTCCAACTCGGAAAAATACGGTATTATCGCATCTCCAAAGTCAGACAAACCACCTGGATCTGGTGCCCTGTCATCCACGCCACCACAATACTCGATTATTAGAATCAACCTCCTCTTGACCTCAACTTTGAGTTCATATGAGTGCGAATCCACAACCGCCTGATTAGTAGCGTAGTTCAGGAATGGGTAGCCTGGGCTACTATCCATTTTTATTTCTTGGGGTACAACACGGCTATAAGCTTCTTCAAATTGGGTTTCGAAGGCTTCGCTGCCAGTGTTGAGGGCGTTGTTGTCCCATCCAAAAGACCAATGATATCCTCCTCCGTCATAGAGAGAGGCATCATATCTTTCGTCAAGGTGTTCTTGTAGCCCACCTTTCCTTCGGGAGTCGCGCGTTGGTAACCACGGACTACGTTGGAAAAGCCTAACTGTACGCTCCGCCGCATCTTTGCTTCTACGCTCTCGGCTTCTTGGTTCATCAAGTCCTGCCAAGACGTAGGGGCTGGAGTCGGCTTCTGGGAAGTCGAACCCAATCGCAGCACCGGCACCATCGAGCCTTTCATGGAGCTTAATGATGCTCCTTGTGCAAGCTGCGGTGGAGATGTCGGCGTAGTGGTATTGGTCTCCAAGATCGGGGAAATATCTGGAGAGGGTGGTTTCGGAGGGTCCATAAGGGGCTTTGGCTGAATTTCTTCCACCATAGGCCCCGAGGACAAGCCCGACTGTGTAGTCAGGGACTTTTCGGCCTTCTTTTGCTTCTTCTTCTGGTTCTTCGACAACACTGTTGCAAATCCAGACGAGTCTGTTGGTTTTTGACCATCCTGTTGGGACGGCTTCGTTGCAGGTGATGTAATCGCTTGTTGAGCCAAAAGTGCAGCAGCCTCCTTCTTCAAAATAATTGTCGAAGGAGCGCCACCACTCGTGCCCAATACCCCGGGCGCGGGACTCCCGCTCGGGTGCGCGTTTCCCTCAAGAATCGCGCCTTTCTTCAAAATGGCAATGGCGCCTTTGAAGGCTGCCGCTGCCACTTCGCGTTTCATATCGACGTCCAAATCGCCCTTCATAGCCGAGACAATGGCATCCTCGTAAATCTTAATCCGAGTGGCATCCAAAATCTTGGCATTTGAGGGGGACTCAAAAGATGACTCATCGATCTCAAACTTGAAATCGGGAGCCCTCTCTTTGTCCACAGCATGGCCGGTTTTTCCAGCAAAGGCCGTTTCGACGTTGTCAAGACCATCATTGTAATACAGATCCTGTTTCTGGGCGCGGGCGGCTTTGTGCCACCTACCACCGCCACCGTATTGGCCAGCAGCAAACTTGTGTCTGTCGTACTTGGCCTCTAGGTTCAGGAGATCCTCACCGCGGCCGACGCCGTAGTAAAATTTCTTGTCTTCGATCTCAACAATGCGCCCCTTGTAGAACGCATCAATTGCAGCTTCATGATTGAAATCCCAATCACGAACTTTGTTGACGAACTCGATGTAGGGGAACATGTCCCCACTATCTCTGTCCATACCAGCAAATTCACTGACTATCACATCAGTGGGTGAGCAGACATTGTATTCCTTGCCAATAATGGCGCCACAATGTAGCGCCACAATGACTTTCTTTCCCTTGACGGTGGTCCAAATAGGAGCACCACTGTCGCCAGGTTCAGTACTGATGGTGTGAGCATGGTGGTACCAAACGGAGCTAACGTCTCTTCCAGAGTCAGCAACCTTGATATTATCCACTTTCATTTTTCCATAGGCACGGACGAAAACGCCGTTGACTACCCTGTACATTTCTACAGGCACGTCATGG